TCGGGAACCGTGAATTCGAGCATGGCCTATCGATTCGTAGACTCTTCGGCAGAAACTAGAGCGAAATCTGATTCCGTCCCGACGGAATTAGTAGCAGAGCTCATAGCCTTGTCCGCAGCCGAGTTGAGATCAGCGGGCATGATTCCGTTGATGAACTCAGCACCGGCCTTCGAGTTGGTGGCAAGCTGCGTAAAGAACTCAGAATATGCCTCAGTCTGAGAGAACGCTTCAGAGATCTCCTTAGACTTGACGAAGCGCCGACCGTCGTCCGACTTCTCACCATACGCCTTGAGAACCAAGTCCTTGAAGAACTTGAAGATCTCAGGCTGATTGTTGTTCTTTACCAACTTGATGAGATGCTCGTCCAGACCACCGTCAACGCTCGCCTGCATCTCGATAAGCTCGGCCTTGGACAGGTTGAAGTAGAAGTCCTCAGTCCGCTCCTGACCGTTATAGTCCGTATACGTGATCTCTTTCTTAAGCATGGAAAACTCCTTTCAAATCATTCATTCCATTTTGATTTACTCACTAGGGGTCATGAGAGTGATGACCTCGGCGGGAAGCGGAAGCTCGGGCCCGCTACCACTGCCGGTACCGTAAAGCTTGGCCTCGAGAGCGGCAAGGCACGTCGCATCGGCCTTGGTGGAGTCGATGGTGATGCAACCGACCGGATCGTAACCGGCGACGGTCACCGGGTTGGTCGTGCACTCCCACGAGAACGTGATGGCCTCGGGCGAGTCGTTGATCGAGGTATAGGCCTTCTCGGACGGAGAAGCGGTGGCACCGTAGATGAGATGCAGCTTGTAACCGGCCTCGTTCGTGACATCGTTACCGATGGTGGTGACATAAGAGAAGCCGAAGACGCCACGGGACTGCTGACCGAGGTAAACGCCCTCGACACTCTCAGGGGTGGCGGTACCGTCCAGCTTTGCAAACTCGTCAGGATACGTGTAGGCCTCGATTGTGAAACCGTACTCCTCGGCGGATCGCATCGAGCCGTACTTCATATCATCGGCGTACAGCGCGGTCTCCTCGGCACCGGAAGGGGACTCGGTGACGGCCGTAAGACCGTTCCACGCAACACCGCCGGTATACTTGGACTGAGTGGAATCGTAAGGGTAGACGACACCCTTCTTCGTACCGGTCTCCCAGAAACGCTGGCCGGTACCATCCCACGTAATAGCAGCCATAATGGCCTCCTTAGTAGTAGATGTTGAACGTATAGTGATTCAAGTTGTCTGCTGTGTAATTTCGATCGTTAAGGCATCGAGGGAGTTGAGCGATCTTGTCCGGAATCTCGGTATCCGGATTGGGATCGATCACCTGAATCTGATACTTTCGAACGAAAATATACGGCAAATCATCGGCAAATTGAGTGTCGCCCGTCTCATACTGATAGATGATACAGGGATACTTCAAATGCACGGACGCGGGGGGTTGAAAATAAACGTTTTTCGATCCGAGAACATCAGTCAGAATCTGATGAAGCTTCAGGCGTCGGTCCATTGTACACCTCCCCAAGTGTCAGAATGAGCCGGGGACGCTGAACCTCCACATTGGAAACCTTCCAGCGAGCCCCCGCCCATTGAACATAGCGAATAGCGAAGAGATTCTCATTAGCGAACGCATCGGCAAGGATGCTGATGGTATTGCTCACCGTGAGGTTGTCGTTCAGATATTCGCTTCCCTCAAGACGACGAACCATCTTGGTGATGTCGCCTCGATAATTTCGCTCGGTGATCTTGTCGACCCAAACTCCAGGACTGGTCTCCTGGGTCATCCCAAAGCCGACCTTTCCGAAGAACTTAGGCATGAGAGATCACTTCCATTTTGATTTACTCGGAGTCGGTCACCGTATAGGAAACCTGGTTCACGACAACGGTGAGCGTACCCGAAGCATCCTTGAAGGAGGTAACCGGATAGTACGTGTCCGTGACGAAGACGAACAGGCCCTTGAAGCAGAGATCAAGAGCGGTGTCGTGATCGACCTTGGTGGTCTTCTTCGAATCAACGTACAGTGCGCTCGTACCGTCGCCGTAAAGGATGTTGGCAGCTACGTGCTGGTCCTTGGCATCCTCAAACACACGATCAATCATGTCTTATCTCCTTAATCGATTTCCAAATTGAGACCGGTAAGGCCGTAGACCTTCTCGGTAGTCTCGTCGCCCTTCTTGACCGTCACCTTCACCGACTGGGTTTCCTCGTCAGCGATGAGAAGAACGATGTTCATGTCCTCATCAAGAGTCACGGGACCCTTGGTACCCTCAAGAACCTCAACGGTCGTGGTGGCATCCTCGGGAGCAGAGAACTTCAGAGCAAGGTAGTTTCCGCTCTGCTGGCTCGGTTCGCTGCTGAAGTCGGTATAGCCCTCGACATAATGAAGGGTACCCGTGATCTGATCATCGTCGATGACGATGTCGGACTGAAGCTCGTTAACGGTCTTTCCGAACAGAACCGCTTCGCCATCCTCGGGCTCAATGGTGAAGCTTACGCTTTTGGGTAGGTCTCCACCGCGATCGCGGAATACGGCTTCACGAGAGCACCGGAGCAACGGGTCTCGATGAGGTACTTCTGCTGGTTGTAGTCGATGTCGAAGTCATCGAACATGTTCACGGCACCACCGCGATCGGCACCGACGTTGTAGTCAGCAAGGTTGACGATCAGACCCTGGAGCGTGAGTGTCTTGCCGTTGAGAGTACCGGTACCGGTGCGGGTCAGACCCTCCATCACCGGGACGGTCACGATGCGGGAAACACGAAGCTTTCGAGCGAGCTGGGCCTCGTCGGTATAGAGGTCGCGGCCATCGTTGTCCGTGAGGAGCAGCATCGAGGTGAGCATGTCCTCGGTGGTGTAGAACACCGGGTTGCCCGAACCCATGTAGTCCTTACGGGCCTTGATGGCGGCGCGAATGACAGCCTTGGCGATATCATCCTCGGTCGCGGAAGTCTCGAGCTCGATGTCGGCCTTGATGGTGTAGAAGTCCTCGTCGGTCCAGATCGGACGCACGTGAGAGTCGTGGATCTTATCCTCATCGGAGCCAAGACGACCGTCGCCCACGAGGATCGCTCGGGCGATCTCCTCGTCGAGCATGGTGCGCATCTCGGCCTTGAGCCAAGCAACCACGTCAAAGTCGGTGATGTCGATCACGTCGTCACGGTCGAGCTTCTGCTTCTTGTAGATGGTCTGCGGGTCAGTGGTACGACGGATGAGCGAGAAGAACTCCTCCTTCTTCAGCTTACCCTTCATATAACCCTTCGCACGGGCCTCGTCCTCGGTAATATCAGCGAAGATGGTGCGGATGCGCGCGAACGGGGTGTGGCCGACAGCGCTCATGACGCCGGAGACCCAGTCCATCTTACGGGAGACGAAACCCGGCTGGTTGGTGACGTTGCGATAATCCGGGAACAGGTAATCGATGTTACCGATACCGTAATCACCATCAGCGTGACTGATCACGTCGTCAACCGTCAGATCCTCGTATCCATGCTGAAGAGCAGACTCCTTGAGAGAGCCATAACGCTTAGCGTCACGAAGGATTTCCGCAAAATCCTCGGCATGAGCAAGCGAGTTGGTACCATTGTCACCTTCGAAGACATTGTGCTTCATGTCCTGATCCTCCTCATCAGTGGTGTCGTCGACATCGCCCTCAGCGACCATGCCGACAAGAGCATAAAGAACGTTCTTCTGCTCCTCGTTCATACTATCAATAACATCCCGAACAGTCTTCTCATCGGAAGAGTTATTAGTGTTCTGATTTTCAGGCATAGAGCCCTCCTCTTCTTTCTTCTCAGATTCGGCATGAGAAAGAATGTCATCCCCTTCAGTGGGTTTCTCCTCTTCCTCTGTCTCTTCCTCGACTAGCTCCTCCGAATGAAACATAACCGAAGGCGTCTCATCAACGAACTGAATCTCGGCTTCCTCGGTATCATCATCCGAATGGATCATAACAGTGTCGATGTACGCACCAGGGTTAGCACCTGCAAGAACGAGACTCACCTCTCGAATGGCGCCATGAACGACGTTGTTGCCGTATTGCTTGAGGCGATTGGCGTAGATCGACAAGGCCTGGACATCACCGTTCTTGACCGACGCCTTTGCATGCAGACCTTCTGGGGTTTCATTGAACTTTCCGTAAACGTACATTCCGTCTTCTCGATTCTCAAGCAGGCAATGCCCGAGAACATTTGAAACTGACATATGGTCATGCATGTAGACGAGCGGGACCTTCTTATGGTCCTGGTCCTTGAACGCGTCCTTGCGGATGACTCGACCATCAGAGCACTGAATATCGTTTCGAGTCGCATAACCGCTAAAATCGTAGTCCATGTAGCTATCCTCCTTTTCCTAGATAAAGATTGACATGAACTGGTTCCATTTTGATTTTCTTCGATCAGAGCTGACTAATCGGAAGATCCCCAACTGTAGTAGATGTACCCACCTCCTCTGTCGATCCTGGGTCAACAGAAGAAGTATCGTAAGCCGACGAGGAACCGTAGTCGGCATTGGGGTCGATAAGATTCTTGTTTCGAAGCTCATCAGCACTGGGCTCATCGGACGGTTTGAATCCCAAAGCGGTTCGGAATTCGTTGCCCGTAAGAACCTCGTTACGACTAAGTGTATCAACGACCTGAGCGATCTGGGTCACGGTCATATACCTGAACGGATCCTGGAAGGTCATGATTGTCTGATGCTGAGATCTTGCTGTCTTACTCAGAAACTTTCGAATCATCTCGTCGCGAATCGCCTGGATGAGCGGAGAGACCGTTCGCTGATAGTAATTGTTCATGGTCTCGGCATCCGCTGTGCCATTGAGAATCGTAGCGTCGATACCAAGTTGTCCATAGAGCTGGTTCGTCAGATCGTTGATCTGAGACGAAAGCGTGTTCTCGACAGGACGATTCAACTGTGTGACATGCTCCGTCGAGTCGATGTACGCGATACCATATGCCGAACCGGTAAGCTGCATCTCGATGTCGTTCTTTCGTTCGGCAGCTCGCTTCTTTTGGGTCTCGGTCTTCACCGAATAGGGAAGCTGGATGATCAAATCGAGCTTCGTCGAGTTAGCACGAGTATCGGAGTCATCCAAAAGACCAAGTTTGTATACAAGTCGCTTCAGTGTCGAGTTCGGCTCGTTCATAACTGAG